GGCTCAAGAGCCTTGGTTTCACCGACGCCGCGGCCGTTCCGGCGACGCAGCTTCCCGCCCTTCAGGAGGCCTTCAAGACCTTCGAGGCGAAGACCGCTGCGGCCGGCGCGTCCGCTCCGCCGAAGGCCGAGGCGAAGTCGGCGACGGCCCTCCTCGAAGAGGACCAGCTGGAAGATCCGGTGGTCGCGCAGCGGAAGCGGCTCGCCGCGGATCTGAAGGAGGTCGACAAGATCCGCACGGTCTGCGCGACCTACGGCCATCCCAAGATCAAGGTCATGGATGCGATGGTGTCGCTCGAAGCGCACGCCCTCGAAAACGCTTGGAACGAAGACAAGGTCCACCTCGAAGCGCTCAAGGCTTCGCGTCCCGCGGGTCCGGCGATCCACTCCCGCGGCCCGGCCGAGTTCACCTCGGAGAATCTGGAAGCCGCCGTCTGCAAGTCGCTGCGGATGCAGGGCTTCGAGAAGCAGTTCAAGGAACCGACCCTCGAAGCCGCGGACAAGATCTGCAAGCTCGGGATCGGCCTCCAGTGGCTGGTCCTCCAGGCCGCTCGTGCGAACGGCTACTTCGAGCCGATCGGCCGTTTCACGAACGGCAATCTCCGCGGCGTGCTGCGGGCGGCCTTCCCCGCCTACGAAGGTTCCTCGGCTTCGACGCTGTCGCTGCCGGGCATCTTCGCCAACGTGATGAACAAGTCGATCCTCGAATCGTGGTCGGCCGTCGAACAGACGTGGCGCGGCATCAGCGCCGTCCGCAGCGTCTCCGACTTCCGGCCCGTGAAGGGCTATCGCCTCACCGGGGCGATGGAATACGAGAAGATCGGCCCGAACGGCGAGATCAAACACGGCGCCCTCGGCGAGATGGATTACACGAACCAGGCCGAAACGTACGCGAAGATGTTCGCCCTCACCCGGACGGACCTCATCAATGACGACCTCGGCGCTCTGACGCGGGTTCCGGCGCGGCTCGGCCGCGGGGCGGCGCTCAAGCTCAACGACGTGTTCTGGGCAGAGTACCTGAACAACTCGGCGTTCTTCACGACCGGCAACAAGAACTACTACGCCCACGCGACGCTGAGCCTCCTCGACACGTCCGGCCTGGAAAAGGCGAACACCCTTTTCCGCGACCAGACCGACCCCGACGGCAAGCCGATGGCGATCAACCCGGCGATCCTCCTGGTGCCGAACGCCCTGGAGTTCACCGCGTCGCGGATGATGCAGTCGACCACGATCCTCCAGGACGGCAACGGTTCGGCCGTCTCCTACGGGACCGCGAACGTCTTCGCCGGCCGCTTCCGGATCTTGCAGTCGAGCTACCTCTCGAACAGCAAGTACACCGGCTACAGCTCGAAGGCGTGGTATCTCCTCGCCAACCCGGCGGACTTCCCGACGATCGAAGTCGTGTTCCTCAACGGGCTGGAGACTCCGACGATCGAGACGGCGGAAGCCGACTTCGACACCCTCGGCGTCCAGATCCGCGGCTACCACGACTTCGGCGTCGCGAAGCAGGAATACCGCGGCGGCGTGAAGATGAAGGGCGAGGCGTAATCTCCTCTCCTGGTGGATGAATACGGGGGCGGAGCGATCCGCCCCCGGCCCCTCTTGCAACAGCTCTTCACGCGAAAGGCGCCACTATGGCCGCGCTTGTTTCCTACGTGCAGCGAGGCGACTCGCTCGACTACACCCCTAGTTCGGCCGTCGCTGCCGGAGACGTGGTCGTCGTCGGCGACCTCCTCGGCGTCGCGGTCCGCGACATCCCGGCGGGCACCCTCGGTTCGCTCCTGGTCGAAGGCGTCTTCGACTGGCCGAAGGCGACCGGCGGCGGCTCGGCGATCACCGGCGGCGACACCGTCTATTGGGACGTCAGCGAGCAGGTGGCGACCGGCACCAGCAGCGGGAACGTCAAGATCGGCAAGGCCGTCCCCGCGGGCGCCTCCGACTCCGACACGACGGTCCGCGCCAAGCTATTCCAGGCGTAAGCCGCCCATCGTCGAATCCGCCTCCTGATTCTTTCACCCGCTGGGGATTCCGCCATGGGCACGCTCGCCCCCGACTTGGTCCGCGTCCGGTCCGACTTCTCCTCGCCGCCGAAACGGCAGCGGTTCTGCGTCCGGCAGGCGGCGCTCTCGGCTGGCTCGGACGTGGCGGCTTCGACGGTCTACGTCGCCGAGAAGGACGTCATCCTGCGTTCGGCGTCGATCACTCCCGACGGCTCGGGGGCGAACATCAACGACTCGAATGCGTCGACCTGGTCGATCCACGCCGGCGCGACGATGATCCTTTCGCAGACGTTCGACGACGCGGTTCCGTTCCCGGCGAGCGGCGTTCCGGCTTCCCTGGGATCGCAGCCGCGGCTGATCCCCGCGGGCACGAGCCTCAAGTATTCGGTCGCGAACGGCACCACGGCGGCGACGCCGGCGACGGTCGTCACGCTGGAACTCGAAGAGGCTTCGCCCTGGCTCGACGGCTTCAACGTGGCGGCGAGCGACGGTGGTTACGCGTCGATCTTGGATGCGGCCGGCGGGGGCGTCCAGCTCTTCGCCAGCGACGCCGCGCCGGAGGACAACAACGAGGCGGCGATCTACTCTGCCGAGGTGTTCAAGGTCGCGGCCGGCAAACCGATCGTGGCCGAAGCGCTGCTTCAGTACGCCGAGGCCAACACCGACGACGCGAACGTCTTCCTCGGCCTCATGGACGCCGTCGGTCCGAATCTCCTTCGCGACGATGGCGCGGGTCCGAAGACCAGCTACAGCGGCGCCGGGATCTACAAGGTCGACGGCGGAACCGTCTGGCGCTGCCATTCGTCGATCGGCTCGTCGCAGACGGCGACGGCCTCCACGACGACCGCCGGCGGCGCGGACTACCACACGCTTCGCGTCGAGATCCGCCCGATCCGCGGCGGCTCCACCGCCAAGGTCTGGTTCTTCGTCGACGGCGTCCGTCTCCGCGACGCGGACGACGCCCTCATCGAACACACGATCGACTTCACCTCGACGACCGAGATCGCTGCGGTTGCGGCCGTGAAGACCGGCGGGGCGAACGCGGAGTCGATCAAGCTCAAGTGGTTCGTCGCCGAGCAGTCGAGGTAAGCCGTGGGGGACATGCTCGCCCGCGGCTCCGCCTGGCTCGAAGGCCGCCGCAAAACCGACCTCTCCAGCGAGGTCGTCTACTTCCGCCCGGCGGTCGCGGACGGCGCGCCGATGCAGGCCATGATCGGCCAATCGACGTTCAACGCCGTCGACCGCCAGGGCTTCGTCTCCGAGGTGCAGACCCGCGACTTCTTGGTCTCCAAGACGGACGTCGTCGAGGCCGGGTTCTTCCCGCCGATTCGCGGCGACTGGATCGAGCAGAATGGGGAGCGGTTCGACGTCCTCAATCCGACGGGTGAAAACCCGTGGCGATACACCGACGGCTTCCAAAACACGGTCCGCATCCACACCCGCAAGATCAAAGAGTAGCCGATGGCGGGAAGCGTCAACGAGGTCGCCGAGCTGCTGCGGGCGCACGTCGCCGCCCAGGACTGGGGCGCGGTTGCGGTCCGGGTGGAGCGGACGCATCTGCCGCTCCTCGATTGCAAAGACCTCAGCACGACGCAGTGCAGGGTAACGGTCGTCGGCAAGACGGTGGAAACCGAGATCATCACGCGCGGCGGCCCCTTCTCGAAGGTCGTCACCGTCGACGTGGGTTTGCGGGCGCTGGCCGAGGATGACTCGAACGAAAAGATCGATCCCTGGGTCGACTTCGCCGAGGCCTTCGGAGACTTCTACTTGCACGGCCCGCGGATCGGCGACTGGAGCTGCATCGCGACCGAGGTGACGGCCCTGTCGATGGAAGCCCTCGCCTCTGAACACCAGGTGTTGATCGTCGTTTCGATGCAATGGCGCCGGGTGAAGAGATGAAAGGGAAAGCCTCCAAGTCCACCGTCTCGGTCGAATGGTTCTTCGACCGCGAACGGGTGATGACGGAGGTGGACAAAGGCACGCTCGGCGCGCTGAAGTCGTCCGGCTCCTACGTCCGGAAGTCCGCACAGAACAGCATCAAGAAGGGGCGTCCGACGGCTGCAAGACGCATCCGCGGCGAAGGCGGCCGGTTCATGAAGAACCAGTCGGCGGCGACCGGAACCACCCCTTCCGCTCCTGGAACTCCTCCGAATACGAAGCGCGGCTTCCAAAAGAAAAACACGTTCTACGCCTACGACCCTGTGAATCGCAGCGTGGTGATCGGCCCTCTCTGGTTCCCGGTCATCAACAACCTGATCGAGTTCGGCGGAAGCGCCCAATACGAGATGTGGGCGAACCCGAAGGGGCGGACCTGCGTGACGCTCGGAAAGACTCCGCAGCGGGGTGGACCGTGGAAGCACATCGGTTCGCGGATGCAGCACTATCCCGCCCGGCCCTACATGTTCCCGGCGCTGGAGCGGTCGCAACAGAAGATCGCATCGTTCTTCGGCAAGATCATTTAAGCGAGGCGTCCCATGGCGGTGGCAGTAGAGGCGGCGATCTCCGCCAAACTTTCAATCGAAGAGAGCGTCGACCTGACCTCCGTCGACGCCTTCAACACGACGAAGCTCGAAACCGGCGCCTCGAAGTGGAGCGGTTCGACGAAGCTCAGCGCGACGACGACCCCCGCGGCGCAGGACTCCGCCAGCTTCGTTCAAGCCCTCACGGCCGGCGCGGCGACGATTGACCTGTCCGCCCTCACCGGCACCAACGGCCGCGCGGTGAACGGCACGGGAAAGAAGATCCTCGCGATCTTCTTGAAGCCTCTCGGTGCGAATCCGATGACGTTCACGGCCGGAGCTTCCAACGGCTATCTCCTCTTCGGCGCCTCCGGTTCGGTGGCGGTTCCGAACGGCGGCTTCCTCCTCAAGGGTTTCGGCTCCGCCCTTTCCGCGATCGACGGTACGCATAAGACGATCGACGTCGCGGGCACCGGATCGCAGACCTGCCAGGTCCAAATCCTCTTCGGCCTGTAATAGGCACCGACGAAATACGACGACAAGCGTTTTGGTGCGTGTGAAGAGTAGGATGTGCGGCGATGTCTGCCGACGCGAAACTGGGGATGGACGGCGCCCTCTATTACAACGCCGCCGAGTACGAAGATCCGGACTGGCAGGAGTTCACCAACGTCAAGGACGCTTCGCTCAACCTCAAGAAGGGGGAAGCGGACGTCACCACGCGCGCCAACGACGGGTGGAAGGCGTTGATCGGCACCCTCAAGGAAGCCGAAGTCACGTTCCAGATGGTGAACGACGGCGGCTCCGACCTCTCTCTGGTCCGCACTTCGTTCCTCTCCCGCCGCCCGCGTGTGCCGATCGAGATCCTGTACCTCGACGGCGACCTGGAGACCAGCGGTTCCACCGGCTGGCGCATGACGACGGAGTGTTTCAACTTCAGCCACAACGACGCCTTGGCGGAAGCCCAGATGATCGACGTGTCGCTGAAGCCCACCTATTCGGAACACGCCCCCGAATTCTACGAAGTCGCCTGATCCTTCCGGATGCAGGTCCGCTTTTCGCGATTCGCTCCCCTGTGGATTCTCGCCGTGAAATTCAAAGACAAGAAGAACCGCGAGTGGGTCTTCAGCCTCTCGGTCCGCCTCCTTCGGAACGTGAAGCGCGAGATCGGCGTCGACCTCCTGTCGGCCGTCTCCGACGCCGGCCTGATGACGCGGCTTTTCCGCGAAGACCTCTTCCTGGTCGACGTCCTGGAGGCCGTCCTGGGGCCGCAGATCGCTTCCAAGAAGATCAAGGACTTCGACGAGTTCCTTGACGGCAAGGTGATCCAGGCGGCGCGGGAGGCCTTGCTGGAAGCTCTGGAGGATTTTTCCTCGGAGACGAACGCCGCCGGCCTCAAAGCGGCGTTCGGAAGGTTCCAGGCCGCCGTCGCCGAGGCGATCCAGACCCTGGAGACGGATGGCGGATCGTCCACGAGTGCGCCGGACGCCTCGGAGTCGAGCCCTGGGAATGGACCTACCACGAGCTGACGACCGCTTTCCGCGGCGCGGAGCGGATCGCCTGGGACCACACCGCGATCCTCTACCAGGTGTTCCACAACGCCTTCCGCGGCAAGGACGCCGAGGGCGTGAAGGCCGACGATGTGAACCCCTACCGCTCGGGCGCGGCCGACCCGCTTCCGACCATCAAGGTCAGCGGCGCGGAGCAATCGGCGGCCCTCGGCCTGCCTCGCAAGCCGCCCACTCCGACCAAGCATCGCAGGAGTTTACATGACTAGCGGAAAAGACCTGCGTGCGGGCGGAGCGTCGGTCGAGATTTCGGCCGACCTGAAGAAGCTCGACGCGAACCTGAAGCGAGCGGAAGTGACCATGGCCGAGTGGGCGAACCGCTCGGCCGCGAGGGTCCAGAACGCCTTCAACTTCAAGAACGTCGGCGCTTCGCTGGCGGGCGTCGGCGCCGGCCTGTCGGCGCTTTCGGCGGCGATGGCGGCCCCCTTCGCGGCGGCGATCGCCGACCTCACGGTCTACGCCGGCTTGATCCAGGACAACGCCGACCGCCGCGGCTTCGTCGTCGAGCAGTTCCAGGAGATGGCTTACGCCGCGAAGATCACCGGCGTGCCGATCAAGGACGTCGGCAACGCCTGGCAGAAGATGCAGAAGCAGATCTCCGACGCTTCCAGCGGGTCGAAGCCCGCGATCGCCGCTCTGGCCAAGCTCGGCCTGACGGCCGCCGACCTCAAGGGGAAGGGGACCGACGAGCAGTTCGCGATCATCGCCGACCGGCTGAACGGGATCACCGACGCCGCGGACAAGACGGCTGCGACGATGGGCGTCTTCGGCCGGTCGGGGCTGACGCTCCTCCCCCTTTTCAAAGAGGGTTCGCAAGGACTCTCCGCCCTCGGCAAGGAAGCCCGCCGGCTGGGGGTCGTCCTCAGCCAGGAAGCGATCGTCGCCGCCGACGAGTTCATGGA